GCATGGAAACGTTGAGCATGGTCATCTCCTTCCCGTCGTACCCTTCTAGATTTGTCTCACCGTTCCTGTACCACCCTTCGTACCCACTGTTGCTGAAGTATATTGTAGCATCTTGCATGGCTCTGCTGGACCTGCGCCATGTATCGTCACCAGTCAGCCTGTACCAGATGTCGTGCGACATGTCTTGAACAGCCGCAGGCATACGGGGCGACCAGCCAGCTACGTCGAAGCTATAGTAGAACGGTGTGCCACCAGTCGAGGTCACTGGGCTAACCAACCCCCGCAAACGGGTCTCTAGCTTGGCCGGCGATGCACCTATGATGAACGCTGGGTGCTCTGACATAGTCTTCCCGACTGAGAGCTCCATGTAGGACTTCACAAACCTAACCATCAATGCTGCGGAGAATATGGACCTTGCTGGGTCCTTGTGCGACTCAGGTTTCTGGTCTGACTTGCTGATCCACTCCTGCACGTAAGCAGAGCTCTCGCTGCCGGGCATCGGGCATTGCTTGTCAAACACCATCCTCATTAGCATGTTTCTCTTGTACCTGTCCGTGCTGTGATCCAGTCCCTCCGTTAGTGTGTCGGCACCCAGACCAGAGTCCTTCCAGATGGAAGGATCTAAGGGAGATCTCTTGTACATAGGGGTGCTACCTTCCCAGGCAACAATGTCTCTTAGGCCTCTGGTTGCAATCACACTGGTGTCACCAGACCTGTACGACCTCCACCAGGTAGGTGCAGCAACACCACGCTTCAGTGAGAGCTTCGGAAGACGCTTGTTTAGCATTCTACCCCAGATTATCTGATCTGTCATTTCCTCTTCCAGCTCTGCAAGCATTGCAGGGTCGGGTGTGTTGATCATCGATGTCTGCTTGAGCCTGTCCACTACCACGGCACCGGGTGCGGAATCTGGCGCGGGCAAGATCTTGTACACCTTTCCAACGTTAAGAGCCAAGCCCGCAGGTAGCCCATTAAGCCTGTCCAACCAGCTATCGACCACCCACTCGTTACCGTGACACGCGTCCAACGCGTCCTCCCTCAGGAGGATGGTGTCAGAGGCACACAGGGGACCAGCCAAGCGCCCGTAGTAGACTGCAAGAGTCCTCTTGAGGCACTTTGCAACCATCACCTCATCCCCGACTTCGACATTTGTTGCAAACCGCATCATATCATGCAAGGCATCACCCATTTTCTCGACCATGACCCGTCCCAGCATCCTCTCGTTCATCGATCCGGTACATGCCTGTGCTGACGCTGCAACGACGATCGAGCAAGCTGACATGGCCATTTGCGATAGCCTCTTGAGATCCGAGAGACCCATCGCATAAGCAGTCTTCCCAACCTTGGCACGAACGAACACGTAAGAGATCTCGAATGTCACTTCGCCGAAGGTGAAATCTGCACCTGTTAAGAGATGCGGGGACCCGTCCAGCAGCTCCTCAACCACATCAGGTTCTAATGAGCAAAAGGTATCATCCCAAAGGACTCCCAGTTTGTGTGCCATGTTTCGCGCTCTCCTGCTGGTTGCTACTCTCATGACCCGGTCAACCATCACCTTAAACGCCATCAAGTCCACAACTTTGGTCCTCTCTAGCAAGCTAACTAGGGTTTGCCACGAACTGTAGGCACTTTCCACATCCAAGCTGCTTGAAACAGTCGAAGCAAGCACGATTTCCCTTATGTAATCCATCATGTCTGCGTCTTTCTTGCCAGCCATGGAGATGTCCAGCGCCGCGCGGAAGACACTGTAAACTGCAGATAGCCCAGACTTCATAGGCGACAACAGTGGTTCCCCATTACTGTCGTGCAAAATCGGCAACATAGCGCCAAGCCTTGAAAGCATCACGTACCTGGTCATGGGTTTGCCAGCTTTCCGGTTAGACAGTATCTCTTTGAGCGATAGGTAGTCTTTATGCGCGGGATGCCTCTCTCTATCTTCTTTGGTGAGAAACGGGTCTAGATACCTCGCAAGCATCCGGGTCGACGTGTTGACAAAGTACTTGTTGTCCACCACGGTTGCGTTGTTGCCAGCAGCTTCCAACATGCAACCCCCTTTGAACACCCATTGCAACCTCGACAGGACCGCGGTTTCTAGCTCCGGGACACCCACTTTCGAAGACGTGTCCAACATACCGAGAACAACTTCCGCGTACACAGGTCCTTCTTTGTACGTGGTCATGTCTCTATGCCCGTCTGTTGGTGCCTCTTCCAGATCGGGCATACAGCAAACAAGAGCGATCCTCAGAACCAAAACTTAGGGGCTCACCAGGAAAACGAACCTTTGACTCACGTTAACTACAATCTAAAAAACCATGACAGTAAAA